CGCTGCTGCTAAGGCTGCTGCTGAAACAGCACGTGCTGTTGTAGAGGCTCAAACTAAAGCTGCTGAAGAAGCGCAGCGTAAAGCTGATGAAGAAGCACAGCTACAAGCTAAAATTAAGGCTGCTGTTAGCGCAGTTCAAACAGTTGACACAGGTGCAGAAAAGCTATTAGCTGAAGTTGAAAAGCGCTTAGCCGAGCAAGCTGACAGCCACAAGAGCGCCCTAGAAGGTCTAGAGAGTGCACTACGTGAAAAAGCTGCTGAGCTAGAAGCTATTCAAAAGAGCCGTATGCAGTTTAGTGATGTTAAGAGCAGCGACGGTGGTGCTACATACGCAGAAAAAGAAGCAGCTGTATTTATCAGCAAGATCACTAAAAAGCCTATCGAAGAAACCAAGTATGCCAAGAGCCTAGTACAAAAGTACGCTAGTGGCGGTACAGCTGGTGCTGCTGGATCGGGTGGTGGAGCAGGTGGTGCAGTTCGCCTACCAGGTCAAGTTTGGGAACTAGAAGTTAGCACCAACATGGAAAACGAGATTCGTCGTCAGCTAGTTGTTGCTGGTACAATCCGTCAGATCAACATGCCACAGCCTTTCATGAAGCTGCCTATCAATCCAGATGCTGGTGCAGATGCAACCTGGGTAGCAAACAGTGATTTTGGTGCTGCAGCTAGCAGTGGTACAGCTCGCACACATGCGCTCAAAGACATTGAGATCAGCAGCGCTAAGCTAGCTACCAAAGAGTACATCGCCTTTGAAGAAGAGGAAGATGGTCTTATTGCCCTAGTACCTATCATCCGCGATGCAATCACACGTCGTATGGCTAAGACACTAGACAAGTCTATGCTCCTAGGTAATGACGTTGGTGCTACAACATATGCGGCTGGTATCAATGGTCTAGCATTTTATGATGGTAGCGCTACAAGCAGCCCAACAGTTGCAGTTGGTGGTACTGGAGCAACAGGATTTACATTTGCTAAATTCCAGGCTGCTCGTCGTGCATTAGGTGTTTGGGGCTTAGAGCCTAGCGAATTAATCTGCTTTGTTAGCCAAGCAGCATATTATGATCTACTAGAAGATGCTACTTTCCAAAGCACAGACAAGATTAGTGAGTCACGTAACACACTAATTACTGGTCAAGTTGGACTAATCGCCCAAACTCCAGTTGTTGTTAGTGCACAAATGACAGGTGCAGCTGCTAACGATGCACTAGCCGTTATAGTTAACCCACGCAACTTTGTTGTTGGTAATCATCGTGCAATGCGTATTGACACAGATGACGAAGTTATCAATCAGCGTCGTGTTATCGTTGCTAGTATGCGTATCGCTATGAGCCGCTTAACAAGCAATGAAGGTAGTGGTGTTGTAACAGTTCGTTACGTTTAATTAAACTTAGGCAGGGTTCATACGAGCCCTGTCTCTAAAGCCTGATCTAGCAGGTTTTAGAGACACAGGAGGATTTATGGCTGACCTAATTACTAGAACAGATTATAAAAAATATCTTGGTATTACTACTAATAATAGGGACGCTGAAATTGACCTGCTAATTCCAAAAATTAGCCAGCTTATTAAAACCTATTGTCGCAGAACTTTTGTTGATTATTATAACGATTTAAAAACAGAGGTTTATAATGGTGGATTCAATAAAATCCTATTACAAGAAACCCCTGTAGTAACTATAGATAGTTTTAGCATAAGCACAGACTATGGTCAGACTTATACTGCCCTAACAGAGTTTACCGATTATGTACTAGACGGTGATATATTAGTTTCATTAAATTCATATGGTTTTCGCGAGTATTTACGTGGTTATCAAATTGTATATTATGGTGGTTATGATACTGTACCAGAAGATTTACAATTAGCTGCATTTGATCTGCTAGAATATTATACAAAAAATAACAGCGCTGTGCATGTAAATCGTGACGTAACTCCAAACGTAACGCAAATACAGTATGTTGCTAGTACAAATTTTCCAGCACATATTAAGCGGGTATTGGATCAGTATATTGCGGATTATGCGTAATGAGTATAGCTCAGTTTTCACCAATACTGCGAGCGCGTATAATTGACATTTATGGTGATAAGAATAATAAAGTAGACCTAGCTAGTTTTAAGAAATTAACTAGAAAAGAATTGTTTAAGGCAGTAATAGATACTAAGGATATTAGAAAGCGATTCCAAAGTAAAGATTACCATACTTCTAGTTTAACGCTAGAAGGCATTACAGCACTAAATAGAAAATTAGTAGATAAACTAGAAGATGAAAAAACTAAAGAAATAGTTGCTAGTCTACTAAATAACGATAATTTTTTTACTACATTTGTAGGTTATATAGAACAAACAGAAACAGTTAAAGAATATGGTGCTGGAGATTTTAGAATAGAAAAAGTACCTGAAAAGAAATTACGAGATTATTTTATACAGTTTATAAGTGATAAAATACCTGGACTACCTGCTGCAACATTACAATTACTCAAAGATAATGTTGAGAGTGGTCACTTAGCTGGAATATTCTTTTTAAAAGCTAAAGTTGCGCTTGGTATACAAGCCAAGTTTAGTCAAGAAGTTAGTGCTACATATAGAGATTTTACTATTTCTATGCCAGGTCTCGAAGATCAAACAGCTATAAATGCACTAGAAAGTGTACTAAAAGCTATTTTAGATGCGGATTTTTTAACCAGTAATTTAATTACAGAATCCCAAGTATTTATAGATGCAGTAAAAAATGTTCTTGGTGATAATCCTAGTTTAATTACGGAGTTACAGTTTCAAGAAGATAATAAAAAAGCTGGAGATTTATTACAACAAGCAGGGCGTCAATTAAATAATTTAATTAAAGCAGCTAGTGCTAGAGAGGAATCGGCCGCTGAAGCGGCAATCAGCAACTTAATAGCAACCTTAAAACCTGTAGTTCAAGAAATTTTAGCTAAAGCAGAAGAACTAAAATCTCCGCTAAGTGAGCAAGGTTTGTACGATCCAATTGTTAAAAATGCAAAATTTTTAAGCGAGCAGTTAATTAATACGCCTGGCTCAATAACTATTAAAGATGGTATAGCTAAGCAAATAGGTGAAGTAATAAAAACAGGCAAATCTACTAAAACACAGTCTGTTAAAATAAAACCAAGACCTATTAAACAAAAACATAAAGAAGTGTTAGATATTAGTCAACCTGTTAAAGAGTTTAAGCAAGCAGCAGATAAGCTAAAGCAAGCTATAAAAAAGACAAAAATGTCTGCTAATACTAGAGTTGTAGCCTCTAAAATTGCGGCTAAAGAAACTTCTTTAAAAACTTTACAAGAGTTATTATCAGCCCACCTTATCAAAACTGTAAAACAAAACATGGGTAACGGCAGTAGACGTGATGTACTAAACTTACGTAGCGGTAGATTTGCTGAAAGTGTAGTAGTAGAAAGACTAACTCAAAGTCGTGAGGGAATGATAACCGCATACTATAATTATATGCGTAATCCATATGCAACTTTTAGCGGTGGCGGCAAGCAGCAGTATCCTAGAAGCAGAGACCCTAAACTGCTAATAAGCAAAAGTATACGCCAACTAGCCACACAAGCTAAAATAACTAAGTTAAGGGCCGTATTAGTATGACAAAACGAACACAAATAGTAAGCGCCCTAGCTGAAAAATTTAAGATTATAGACGGTACAGCTCCTTATATAACAGACTTAAAAAATCAAAGCTTTGCCAAACTAAAATTCTGGGATGAGATTAATGACTTTCCTGGAGTATATTTAACACCAGGAACTGAATTGCGTGAATATCATCCTGCAGATTTTGCCTGGGGCATGCTTGGAGTATGTGTAAAAGTTTACTGTAAAAGTGAGGATAGTTCTCAAGAACAACTAGAGCAACTATTAGCTGATCTAGAAACTTGCATAGATGCAAATCGTCAATTAGTATATGATTCAACAAATGCTTATACAACAACAGAAATATTAATAGACTCAATAACTACGGACGAGGGCCTATTAGCTCCCTATGCAGTTGGCGAGATTAACTTACAGGTCAGATACCAGATTATGTAAGCAACCGTATTCATAAAGCCTGGTACAGATAAACGTCTAGTCAAGGCTAGCTGAATACCCATAAAAAGGGATAAAAACATGAGTTTTAATTTACTTCGTAATAGTAGAGTGTTTTTTACTACTGCAGTAGGTGATACAGGTTCTGCTCTAGGAGTTATTGGTGGAGCTCTAGCAGTTGGCGGTAATGCTGTAATTAGTAATACTAATACCCGTGAAATTCAAGTATTAGACGGTTTTGGGTTTAGTCAAAATACTACGTCGGAAACAGTTACACTAAATGAAACAGGTGCTGTACCTGTACGTGGACAGCGTACTTTCAACACACAGCTAGATCCTGTTGATTTTAACATGACTACTTACATTCGTCCATATGACGACAACACTATTCTTACAGCTGAAGAAAGTGTATTGTGGAACGCAATGTTTGCTGTTGATCCAATTGGTGGAACTAATCCAGCTTGGACAAACGGTGATAGTACAGTTACTCCAGAAACTCCTGCCACTGTAGTAGCTACAAATAGTAACAAGCACCAGCTACAACGCTTTGGTTTAATTGTTATTATGGACACAGCATGCTTTTTAATTGATGATTGTGTGTTAAACACAGCAACTATTGATTTCGGTATTGACGCTATTGCCAGCATTGCTTGGGCAGGACAAGCTAAAGCAATTAGACCAGTTACCGGCCCAACAGCAATTGGTAGTGGCACATTTACTGGTAGTGGCATATTTAATGCTAGTACATTTACACAAAAGATTACTACAGCTGCGTTTATTGCCAACAAGCTTAGCACCTTTACACTACAGGCAGGCCTGGGCAGTCCAGGAACACCCCCTGCTACAACTACCTATTACAACCTACCCATTACTGGTGGTAACCTAACAATTAGCAACAACGTTAGTTACTTAACACCTGCTAACCTGGGTATTGTTAACAATCCAGTTACATATTTTGCTGGTACACGTGCAATTAGTGGTAGTGTTACAGCATATCTACGTAGTGGTAGTGCTACTGGTGCCAATAATACTAGCGACCCAAGCACTGGACGTAAACAAACTATACAATTGCTACAAGATTTGCTAGCAGGTAGCAGTACCACAGTAGATCCTAGATTTTACATGAAACTTGTAATTGGTGGTTCTACCGCTAATGATCGTGTAGAAATCGAAATGCCTGGTGTAGTGCTTACTATTCCAACAGTTGCTACTGAGCAAGTTATTAGTACAACTATTAACTTTACGGCTCAAGGTACTGATACAATTGGTGGCGTTCGCAACTTTGATCTTGAAGAAGCTAACGAAATTAACGTCAAATATTACGCATAAGTTTTATCAACCGAGACCGGTATAATGCCGGTCTCACTAACCTTAAAAACAAATGGCAGATCTTAGTTTAAAATCTTTATTAGTACCCTCTAAAAGTGTTGAGGTAGAATATCCTGGTATGCCAGGTTTTATTATTGATGTGGCTTTTTTAAGTCGTGAAACACTTATTAATATTCGCAAAAAAGCTACAAAAACTACGTTTAAAAATCGTCAACCTCAAGAAGAATTAAATGACGATCTTTTCCTACAACTATATGTAGAAAATGCTGTAAAAGGCTGGCGTGGTTTAAAAATTAAATACTTAGAACAATTAGCACCTGTAGAAGTTGCACATCTTGACCAAGAAGATGAGCTAAACTTTACTAGTGAAAACGCACTATATTTAATGAAAAATAGTGGTAATTTTGATAGCTTTATTAGTGAGCAGGTTACAGACCTGGGAAACTTTTCCAAGAACAGCTCCAAGTAGTCGAATCTCAGCTAGCCAATTATTTTGAAAATTTAATGGTTGGTGGCGTTACAAAAGAAATGTATCTTGAGATGTGCTCTATGATGGGTTCAGAGCCTGTTGAAAGCGAAATTCCAGTTGAACTAGATGATATGCCACTAGAAGTGCAGCAAGCAATGTTAGTTTATCGTATGCTGCGTGATGAGTGGGAAGGTTTTAGTGGATCGTACCTAGGCAAAAGCTATATTGGACTAACAGAAATATTGCAGTATACAGAAATAGAGCCTAGTGATCACAAATTAATAGTTATGCTTATTAAAACGATTGATAGCATACGAAGCCAACAAATAGCTAAATATAGAGAACAAAAGAAGCCTGCTAGCAGTAGTTAGTAGGCTTTTTTATTACTAGAAATTTTTGCTATTGACATTTATTTACCCTTGTGCTATAATTGGTGTAAATCTGTGCAAATCTTACTAAGCCTGGAGTAAATATGGCAGGTAATAAAATAAATATTGACTTAAGCGTTCAAGATCAGTCTAGTACTATAAAACAACGTACTAACGATGCCAAACAGCTTAATAACGAGCTAGAAAAAGCTCAAAGATTGATGACCGGAACTAAATCTGGCAGTAGAGCTATGCGCGCAAGTTATGGTGGCGTGGCAGGTGGGGAGGTTGAGGAGTATAATCGTGCACGTGGTGCTGCTGGAGTAGGCGGTGCTAGCGCACGTGATTTTGCAGACCAAGCTCGTGGCCTTGGTGGGTTAGTAAGATTATATGCTACCTATGCTGCTAATATATTTGCTGTTACCGCTGCATTTAGTGCACTGCGTGAAGCAATGCAAACAGATATTATGGTTAAGGGCTTGCAACAACTAAGTGCTGCTAGCGGCACTTCCATGGGCAGCTTAGCCAAACAGTTTAGTGACGTAACAGACGGGGCTATTAGTTTTCGCGAATCTATGCAAGCAACTGCTAAAGCAGTAAGCAGCGGATTATCTAGCTCACAGTTTATTGAATTAGGCAAAGTAGCTAAAGGTGCTAGTCAGGCATTGGGCTTAGATATGAGCGATGCTGTTAGCAGACTTACTCGCGGTATTACTAAGCTAGAACCTGAATTATTAGACGAACTTGGATTGTTTACAAAAACAGGTAAAGCTGCAGAAGAGTATGCTCGCAAAGTAGGTAAAACTGAAGCCCAGCTAACAGATTTTGAGCGTCGTCAAGCTTTTGCAAATGCTGTACTAGAAGAAGGACGTCAAAAATTTGGCGAAATAGCGCAAGCCGGTAATCCATATGATAAACTACTAGCACAATTAAAAGATGTTGCACAAAGTATACTAAGCACAGTTAATAGTATTATTACTCCTATAGCTAAATTATTAGCAGACAATACTGGGCTTATAGGTGCAGCTATTGCACTAGCCGCTATAAAGATTACCAAGCAAGCTATACCAGCATTAACTAGCTGGCAAGCTGGATTAAAGGACGCTGCAAAAGCTGCTAAAGATCGCATGGGCGATGTTAATGAAGCGTTTCAAGGGGTATTCTATAGTAAAACAGCTGCAGCTGCTGGAATACCTGAGTTAGAAAAACAGCTAAAAGCCGCACAGCAAAGCCTTACCAAATCTGTAACAGATAAGCGTACACTAGAAAGTAGTAGCTTTAAACAAGTAACTACTGCTAAAGAATTAAGCGATAAAGACCGATTAAAACTAGCAAAAGATATTGATAAATATGAAACTAGTACAGTAAAGCACAGACAAGATCAAGTTGCAGCTGCTAAAGAAGTATTGCGAATTGATAGTGAAATTAAAAATATTAGAAATCAACTTAATGCTGCCTATGATAAAACCAACGATCAAATGGATAAGCAAGCTAAGTTTGGTAGTGCTATTTGGCAACGTGAACAGCTGACCCGAGCTGCACGTCAACGTTATGCTGAGCTAGAAATACGTAGTCGTGTAGCAGAAAATGTTGATACAATGGGCGTACGCGGAGCTGTGCAGGAACTATACAAAGAAACCGCAGCTAGTAAAGATCTTAGCAAAATGGGTAAGTTTAAAACAGTTACGCTAGGTACATTAGCCGCCGTAACTCGTGGTATAGAAATAGCTGCCAGTGCATTTAGCAGATTCTTTTTTGTAATTGGTGCAGCAGTTGCAGTATTTCAGGTGCTTGATAGTATATTTAGTAAAAACAACGAGCAAACACAAGCACTAAATAAAAGCTTGGATATACTCAATGATACCACCCAAACAGCCAAAGATACTGCTGATAAGTATAAAGACAGTATTAGTGGCGATGCTATAATAGCTTTTAGTAATAGTCTAGACGAGTTAACACAATCACTAAAAAATGTTACTAAAGGATTCATAGAAGCACAAGAAGCTGCAGGATATTGGGATTTTATTTGGGATCGTATAAAAGATGTAACGCCATTTGTTGACAGTTTGCAAGAATCAACCTCAAAAAGCATTGGTAAAAGTTTAGTAGCAGCTATAAAAAGTGTACCTGAAGGCCCAATGCGAGACGAGCTTAGTCAAAAGTTCTTTAAAACACTAAAGCTGGGCGATACTGCACTAGTTAATACAGAAACATTTACAAATGCACTAAAAGGCTTAGATGCAGAAACATATGGCAAAGTTATACAACAGCTTGGTGTGGATCAGGCCGGTGTTAACGAAAAATTTAAAGAAAGCACTATTTATTTAAGAGACTTAGAATCTAGTACTGAAGCTGCTACAAAAGCTCAACAAGCTTTTAATAATAGTTTAAAGGATACTAGTCCCGTAGCACAATTTTTTAGAACTAGTATTAGTCTTGCAGACACACTATCTAAAGCACTAAAACAAGTAGACTTTAATGCTCAATTAGGTGCATTAGACAAACTGTCTAAAGTAGATCTAACAATTTTTGATCCTAGTGTAGCACTGGAAATAGCCAAGCAAGTAAATGCTTATAAAGATGCCGCGCCTAGATATAAAGAACTAACTAGTATCGCTGCTGATGCAGAAAAAGAAGTAGCTAGACTAAATCAAATGATAATTGATTCACAGATAATAGACCCGTTTACTGGTTTAGTTTATGTGGACCCTAAACTGCAAAAAAGTGTAAGTGAAGTTGAAGACACACTGAATAAGGCCAAAAAAGCCGCCGAAGATTTAAAAGAAAAAACTAAACAAATAGCGAATGAAACACAGCTACTAATAGAAAAGAGTGTTGGAGCCACTATTGCTAGAAGTTTAGATGCGTTTAGTACAAAATTAAGACAAGCAGTTGTAGAACAGCAAAAATACATATTAAGTAAATTTCCAGTTAGTACTGAAGCAGGCATTCAGCTAAGCAATAAGTTAGCCAAAGAACAAATTGATCTAGACTTTAAATTGATAAACAGCCAAGAAATGCTTAGTGCTTCTCAAGATTTACTACGCATACAAATTCAGCGTCTAGCAGATATTGAAGAACTAAAAAATCTACCCAAAACCGCAGAAAATATACCGCGCGCAGTAAAATTAGCAGGCAGAATTGGTGAAGCTGGCAGAGCAGAAGAGCTATTTTCTGGCGGAACATTAGCAGAACTAAGATCAGCAGCTATTTATAATCCAGCACTTTATGCGTTAGTAGAGCGCAGACAAAAGCTAGCACTAGCTCAACAACAAAAAGGTATTAAAAGTTCTATAGAAGATTTTAATACTGCACTTGCTGATATTGCACTAGCAGCCGATGATAAAATAAAAGTATTAAATACTTTTATAAAAGGATTAGAAAATAGTATTAATTCTGTTGTTACCGATACTGAGTATGGTATAGGAACAAAGTCCGTCATGTTGTTACAATTGGCAGAGATCCAGCGCAAAAAGTTAGTGGAAGAAGGCCAAAAACAAGTAGATATTGCCATTAGAACTGGCAGAGAACTAGTTTCTACTGCTAAAGGTGATACCAATAAGACATTGGCACAAGAAGCTGCCAATGAATTAGAACGTAGAGCTCGATTAGAAAGCCAGATTAATTTAGAACTATTTGATCAGTCTGAAAACATAAGACAAGTAAATCAAAATAATCAAGACTACCTATCAATCTTAGATATAAAATATCAAAAATTAGACAAAGAGCTAGCTTTACAGCGCGAGTTAAGAAATTTAGAAACACTAAGACTAGATAATAGATTAAAATTAGAAGAAGAACTATTAGGTCAAGCAGATAGATTTAAAATATTAACTGATGACCAAATCAGAAATCAACGTAAACGTATACAAGAACAAAGAATAGAACGAGAATTAGCAAATAATTTATTTCAATTACAAGAAAGCAGAGCACAAGCAGCTAGAGATGCTGTAAAATCTGGCGGAATTGGGGACGACTCAGGAGCAGCTACTCCACAACAAATAAGAGCAAGCGAAGCATATGCACTAGAACTAGACCGACTAAGCGCACTAGAAAAACAATATAAACTAACAGCCGAAGGCCAACGACAGCTACTAGAAGCACAAAATCAATTTACACTACGCGAAGAGGCATATGCAGATGCATTTGTTCGTAGCTTTGATCGCATGACTGATGCCGTAGTAGAGTTTACAAAAACAGGCAAACTTAACTTTAAAAATCTAATAAATAGTTTCTTAGAGGACTTATTGCGATTTGAGGTTAAAACTGCTATGCAGCAAACTCTTAGTAGTTTAGGCGGCGGAATGGGCCTAGCCAAAACCGTACTAGGTCGTGTTGGCCTAGCCAGTGGCAAGCAAACACCAGAAACTATGCTGCAGCCTAAGGGCACTGAAGGCGATCCACTATATGTTTCAATAGTCGGACCAAGCATATCAAGCTATACTGGCTTAGGTAGACAGCCAGGAAAACCTGCGCCTATAGTTAGTAGAGATTCTCCAGATTTTTATACTGGCAGGCAGTTTGAGGCAGATTTACCAACACCAAATACTAGTGAACTATTAGCTGCTAATCGCATACCTTTTATAGTTAGTGGAGCCGAAGGCCCGTTTATTTATACAGATGTTAGACCAGAACAAAAAACGTTTGAAGAAAAAAAGTTTGAGGTATTAGGCAGTAAAGTAACACGCGAAAGTTTAGTTTTTGGCGAGCGCTGGGCGGAGGCAGTAACTCCTTCAATAGAAAGAGTTAGTGAAAATCTTAAACGTAGTTTTACTGTAAATCCTCAAGCTCTTGCTGATAGCATGATTGAGGGTTTCGAAGGCGGCTTCCAAGGCTTAGCTAGTATAGTGCAAAGAACCGCATTACAAGCTGGTGGAAGTTTGCTTGGTGGTTTATTTAAGAGTTTACTTGGTGGTGGAGGAGGTTATGGCTCAGCATATGATGCACTATTAAATCCAGGACTATTTGGTGGTGTATTTGCTAAAGGCGGATCACTATCAAGTGGAGAATGGGGTATTGCAGGAGAAGCAGGACCCGAAATCGTAACAGGTCCAGCAACTGTGTATCCTATGCAAAATACTAGCCAAGGTAAAGTTGAAGTTGTTGTAAACAACTACAGCAATGCTAGTGCAGAAACTCGTGAAACTACCGACAGTCGCGGTAATCGTCGCATTGAGGTAATCGTTGGTGAAATGGTAGCTGGTGAAATGTCTAGATCAAACAGCGCTGTACAGCAGTCACTAACAAATAATTTTGGTGCTAGACCAATGGTAGCAAGGAGATAATATGCCTATTCCTGTATGGCCAGTAACATTGCCACAAAGTCCTCAAAAAGACTTTCAAGAAACTATTGGCATAAATATTGTTCGTTCTAGTATGGATGCAGGTCCGGCCAAGCAGCGATTGCGTGGCCGTAGACCTAGTATGCTAAGTTTAAGTTTTATAATGACTACCAGCCAAACACAAACACTAGAAACTTTTGTAAACACCGACCTGCTAGGCGTAAAGCGATTTACATTTACACATCCTAGAACTGGTGCTAGCGTTGAGTGTAGGCTAGTGCCGCAAGGCGATGGACAATTTTTTACGCTTCAATATCGTGCGCCAGGATACTGGCAAACTAACTTACAATTTGAAGTATTACCATGAGTAGACTGAGTACACTATCCGCAGACGCTATACGCGCTATGTTTTCGTCTGAAACAGACGAGCAATTAATTATGCTTGTAACTATTACAGATCCAGAAGATCTAGCAAATCCTATACGTTTAGCAGATGGATTTACTCAACGACTTACTGGAGCTACAGCTACAACAAACACTATTACAGGCGATACTACTGATAGTGAAGTAATTTATGGCGTTATAAGTAACAGCCTTAGATATGTATTTTTACCAATGCAAATTACCCTACCCACAGAGCAAGAAACTGGGGTAGGAAATTGCTCAATTGTATTTAATTATGTTACACAAGAAGCAATCTATTTAATTAGACAACACCTTACAAAACCAGCTGAAGTAAATATACAATTAATACTAGCTAGTGATCCTAACTACATAGAAGCTAGTTTTCCTAAATTTTATATTACCAACGCCATTTATAACGCTGAAAGTATACAACTACAACTAGAAATGATTAGCTTTAGTCGTGAGCCTTTTCCTAACTTTAACTTTACACCATTATATTTTCCAGGATTGTTCTAATGAATTATAATAAATATATTGGCTTACCATATAAAGAAAATGGTAGAAGCACACAAGGTGTAGACTGCTGGGGATTAGCCAGACTATTTTACAAGCACGAGCTAGGCATAGAATTGCCTAGCTATACAGAATTATACGCTGGCAGCTATGACCCTAAGGTTGTAGCTGCTATTGACTATTATAAGGATGGTTGGGAGCCAGTTGCTAACCCACATCCAGGTGACCTATGTTTGTTCAATATCCTAGGCGAACCAGCTCATATTGGCATATACATAGGCGATCAACGATTTATACACAGCAGAGATGGTTTAGATAGCGTAATTGAACGCCTAGATAACTTTAGCTGGAAACGCAGACTACTAGGATTTTACAGATATAAACCTACTAGCATTATAGCTACTGGCAAACCGCATCCACTGCAGTGGTCTAATACTGTACTAGAAGGTGTGCGTGTAGGTACTACATGCAGCGAATTCGCTAGCTATATTATTGATAAGTATAAGCTAGGCAAACGACTAGCTAATAAGCTGCTGTTAACTATAGACGGTGTAATAGTACCACAAGAACAGTGGAATACTACAATTATTAATGCTGGACAAAATATCAACTATAGAGTAGTTGCTCAAGGACGTCAAGGATTACGCCTAGTATTAATGATTGCAGTATTTGTAATCTCTCAAGATCCAGTAATAGCTGCAAAAGTAGGTGCTGCAGTTGGCGGCACTGCCGCAGTTGGCAGCGCAATTATACAAATTGCTGGTACTGTACTCATCAACGCAGCATTTCCTATTAGACCCCCTGAGGTAAAAGATCCAGGACAAACAATTGGTGCTAGCCTATTTACTGGCAGTCAAAATCAAGCCAACCCATTTGGTGCAATTCCAGTAGTACTTGGACGCAATCGTGTTACTGGTGTACTAGGTGCAACACCATATATAGAAACACTAACCAATACCAACCTACTACACTTATTAATCATCTGGGGATTTGGCCCACTGCAAGTTGATGAAAATACTATTAGTGTTGGTGCTACACCGCTTAGTGAATTACATAGTGACAAACTATTATATAATAACACAGAGGTAGCTTATACACTAGGTGGATTAACTACTGAAACTCAAGCACAAGCAGATACCTTTAACAGCTATTATCCTAGCGATGTACAACAACTACCAGCTAGTCCAGTTGAACTTGTAAATAATAACAATGACGGAAATCCTTGGACACTAGTAACATTTACACAACCAGCTACTAGCATTGATGTTGCCTTTAATTTTCCTGAAGGTTTGCGGGCTATTTATACCAAAGATGGTAAAACAGACAAGTTTAATGTTAGCCTAGGAATTGAAATTGTACCTGCTAATCAAGTACAAACTAATCCTAACCTAGATAGTACCGCTAGTAGTAATATTGATTATTATAATTTAAGCAGCAGTAAAACTGAGCAGGTAGATGTACCGCAACTATGGGTTATTAATGAAACTACTTCAGCTACTATTTATCAACGATTTACTGCTTGTTTGCGACCAAATGCAGACAGCTTAACTATATTTGCCGGAGCTGCTAGCGATACTAATAGTAGTAATCCTAGTGCAGCTTATAAGTCCTATTTAAATAGCACTGCATATACTCAACTATTAGGCACACAGCGTGACTTTATTTTTGAACCACAAATTCCCAGCGGGTATTTACGACTGTACAGCTTTACACTAGACAGCGGTAATAACATATCTAATCAAACAGATCATACTAGTGGTTATACCACGCTGGTCAAAAGCGGCCTTAACTTTTCACTAACACAATCTACTAAGCAAGACTATAGTAGTGGTGGTGCAGAAACACTTTTCTTACCAGCATTTAATATTACGGTTAGCGCTGGTAGTTTAACTAGCACAACACTTAGCAGTGCTAATGCTGTAACACAACTAACTGTATTTAACAGTAGAACTAATTTTGCCAACATAACAAACGTTACTAGAACTGATGATATTTGGCATAATTTTTTAAAGCAATACGGCGTTTGGGGCACTGCGAATATATCTACTAGCGTTAGCT